TGGCCGACCGCACGTCCAGCGGAAGATCGTCATCCGGGCGCGTCTCCGGAGGCTGCCAGTTTGGCAGGGTTGACTGCGCCCGCATCCACACATGTCGCCCGACAAAGCCGTCGGCCACGTCCACCGATGTCAGCACGCTGTGAAGGCTCTCCGGTGTGGTCGACCCGAGGATCGTCACGACAGGCGCAATCAGGTCCAGTTTGCCGCCGCCCTTCACCAGCGACACCGCCGGGGACCACTTGTCGGTGCCCTTTGTGCTGAGCTCAGTCAGGCTCTGCTTGATGTCCTGCCGATGCGTCGCCGCTCGAGGCCCCATCATGTTCCCGAGCTGCATCCCATACTCGTCCAACACAAGGCACGTCGCAGTGCCAGCCCCGACGGCCTTGCGCACACCGTCGACGAAGGCCGGACCGCTGCTGAAGCTGTTCGGCCCGCGCAGCGCCGGCCAGCACTCGTCGATGACCCGCGACAGACAGGACTGCGGACGGTTTTTGCCCTCGCCCGACGACGCCATGGAAACGACGTAGAGACTCGACGTCGACCGGCGATACACGAGCCGACGGCCAGCCATCGCCGACCCGAGCGCCAGAAGCGCCGCGATCGTGAGCCCAGGCTGCGGATGGTCGGCGCCACGGATCACCCACCCACAGAACGTGTCGCAGAGCCCGCCGAGCGCCCGCACGTCGGCCAGCATGCGCCAACGCGCCGCGTCCTGTTCGGCTGGTGTCGGTCCCTTGGGCTTGGCCTTCTCCGGCGCCATGATCTCCGGCTCCACGACCAGCGCGTTGATCTCGTCGACATAGTAGCCGCTGTCCGACTGCACGATCGCCTTGTCTGCCGGGCTCCGTGGGTGCTCCGCGCCAGCCTTCAAGCCGCGCTCGATCGTGCTCCGCGACTTGCGATCGCTCTCGCCCTCCCACCCACGGGCCACGCTGTAGAGCTCGTCGGCAGCCACACCGAACGACAGATGCCCGGCGCCGCAGATCTGGCCCAGTTTGAACGCAGCCCGCACGAGGGCGTGGTTGCGCCCGCCCTTGCCCGTCCGCGCCACTTCGTCGACTTCCTGCCGCAGCGCCGTCTCTGCCCACGACGTCGCCGTGAGCGCAAAGGTCTGGCGCGTCAGCGTGATCGCCTGCTGTCTAGGCTTCACCCTGTCCACGATCCACGACGGCAGCGGCGCCGGATCAATGTCGTTCGTCCAGGCGTAGCCCTTGCCCTCGACGACGCTGGGATACACCACGACATAGCCGCCCTCCCCTCGTGTGTCGGCGTCAGGACTGATCGCATTGGGGCTTGACTTCGCCGTGTTTGGCAGCTTCAACCCATCCGGCAGGCGGTAGACGTAGTGCCACCCGCCGCCCCTTGTCCGCGCGATCCACGTCTCCGGCAGGCGCGGCATGATCTCTGACGACGCCGCGTCAATGTCGACGACGTACACACCGGACACACTGCCCGTCGCAATCGCCACGTTGGCGCCCGGAGTCTTCTCCCACCACGACCGGATCGTGGCCTCGTCCGTTGTCGCATCCTTGCACCCGGCGCTACCCGCAAAAGGGATCTTCGTGCCGGGGCTGCATGGAAACACCGCAAGCCCGCGCTCTGCGTACATGAGCGCCGCTTCAAGATTGGTCATCGTCACGTTGTCACCTCACCAGGGAAGGTCGTCGTCAGAGGAAAAGATCTGGGGCGTTGTCCACGCGGGCTGCGCCGCTTCGATGATCTCGCTGCTGTGCGCAAGCCACTTGCTGGACCCGATGTGGTTCCCAAGGCACTCGCTGCACTGCACGAAGTAGAGCCGGCGCCCGAGGCTGTCCTCTTTCCACGTCACCTGCACATGTGCCGCCTGCGTCGAGCAAACTGCGCACATCTCGCCCAGACGCTCGGCGCACACGCGGTCCGCTTCGTTCTCGATCAAGCACGCGCCACAGGTGTTGCAGAAGTGCGTGTCAAGCCCATTGGCGATGGTCGGCCTGAACCCAAGCCGCGCGATCGTCTCTTTGCAGCACGGGGCCATGACAGGACCGCCATCGCCCTCGTCGCCGGGCTCGCGGCGCTCGCCATGATGGATGGCGACGACGCGATCCCACTTGCCTTCCTTCTCCGTCTCGATCGCCACGACCGGACGCATATGCCCCTCGTCGAGCAGCGCGATCGCGTCGTCGACGCTCTCGGGGACACGACACCCGACGTGTTCCTCCCACCACCGCATCGCCTTGCGCCACGCAAAGCCGCCCATCTCGTGCTCGACGCACACCCACTCCGACGCAATCTTGCGCCCGAGCCCCAGCGGCCCACCTGGCGGGTAGTAGTCCATGCGCAACGTCGGAGGCGCCGTGTCGTCGCCGGTCTTGTAGTGCTTGCGCCACTCGACGGCGCCGACGTTGTGGCGCACAGGCGGGGCCTTGGGCTTGATCTCCAACGACAGCGCCGGCAGGTTGCTGGCCTTGTCGTTTGCCTTGCGCTCCGGTGCCGGCCATTCGTAGCCGCAGTGTCCACAGACCCGCACCGCCGGAGCCTGCTGCGCAAGACACTGCGGGCATGTCTTCGTCGGTGCCTCGCCGTCGCTCTTCTTCCCCTTTGGTTTGATTTTGACGTCGTCGATGGGGCCATGCCGCGCGATGTTGCCGCCGTAGTCCAAAAGCAGGCAGTCAGTCTTTCTGTCGGCCAGCCGCATGCCGCGCCCGACCATCTGGACGTAGAGCGACGGGCTCATGGTCGGCCTGACCAGCGCCAGCACGTCGACGACAGGCGCATCAAAGCCAGTCGTGAGGACGTCGCAGGACGCAAGGCACGCAAGCTGCCGAGCCTTGAAGCGCCCGATGATCTCGTCCCGCTGGCCCCGCTCCGTCTCGCCGGTGATCACGTCGCAGGACACGCCACGGATCTGCATCTCGTTCCGCAGCCGCTTTGCATGAGCCACCGACGTCCCGAAAATCATGGCCGACGTTCTCCCGCCATCGAGCGCGCCCTTGACGTCGTCGGCGACGACGCCGTTGATCTTGTCGACGTCGCACGCAAGCTCAAGGTCGCGTGCCGCAAACTCGCCCATGCGGACCCCGACGTCGGACAGGTCGATCTGCTCGCGGACGTAGCCCGTCACGATGGGCGACAGCCACCCGTCACGGATGAGCCGCTTCACGTCGACGTCGTAGGCGACGGCGGTGAAAAGCGCGCTGTCCCCCTCGGTCAAGTAGCCTTGCCCGAGACGGTATGGGGTCGCTGTGTATCCCAGGATCCGCATGTCCGGGTTGACGCTGCGCAGGTCGGAGATCACGCGCTGGTATGACGTCGTGTCCTCGGGGCTCAGCAAGTGCGCCTCGTCGATGATCACAACGTCGACGTGCCCAAGCCGAGACGTCGCGCGGACGATGGACTGCACGCCGCAGATCGTGATCTGGTCGATCTCCTTCCGTCCAAGCCCCGCGCTGTAGACTCCGACCGGCGCCATCGGCCAGATCGACCGCACGGCCTTGGCATCCTGCACGATGAGCTCTGCCCGGTGGGTGGCGATCACCACGCGGCACCCGAAGTCCTGAACAAGCCGCCGCGTCGTCTCCCCAAGCGTGGGGCTTTTGCCGCTGCCCGTCGGCATCACCACAAGCGGGCTTGCTGGCTTGTCTGGCGTCGACGGAGCGCGCTCCCAGTAGGAAAACACCGCGTCGACTGCCTCTTGCTGGTAGTCCCTGAGTTTCATCCGATCCTGTCCTTTCCTTTGTGCTTGACACCTTCTATCGGTCACCGATAGAAGTCAAGGCACAAGAGGAGAACGCATGCAGATCGTGAAGTTGAAGGAAGCCATCCGGCCTCACGCACCCAAGGTGCTGGTCTACGGTGACAGCGGCATCGGTAAGACGACGCTGATCGGCAGCCTGCCCGGCAAGGTGCTGATCGTGTCCGCAGAGTCGGGCCTGCTATCGCTGTCGTTTGCGTCTGGCGACGACCGTTTCGACGTCGTCGAGATTGAGACGGTCGATGACCTGATCGCCGTACACAAGCACCTGACCGGCAAGTCACACGGCTACGACTGGGTTGCGCTGGACAGCATCTCGGAGATCGCGGAGGTCGTGCTGACCGCCGAGAAGAAGAAGGTCACCGACCCGCGCCAGGCCTACGGCGCCGTCATCGAGCGCGTCACCGCTGCGATGCGCGCCTTCCGTGACCTGCCCATCGGCGTGTACTTCAGCGCCAAGCTTGCCAAAGTGAAGGACGACGCCACAGGCCGGATCTCCTACGGAATCAGCATGCCCGGCGCCAAGCTTGGCGACGCTGTCCCGTACCTCTTCGATGAGGTGTTCCGCCTCGTGTGTGTCGACGAGGTCGACCCCGACGGAAAGCGCGTGCCCGTGCGCTACCTCCAGACATCCGGCGATGCGCGCAGCATCGCCAAAGATCGCAGCGGGGCGCTTGACCCGCTCGAACCTGCTGACCTCGGCGCCGTGGTGGCGAAGATGGCGGCTCACGCTGGCGCGGCAGTCTCCGCGACGAAGGAGTGATGACCATGTCCGACTGGATGAACGACAACGACCCCCTCGCCCTCGACTTTGACCCCGCCACCGTCGAGCGCCGCCCGTCCAGCTTCGACCCGCTGCCCGCCGGTGACTACCCGTTCACCGTCAGCAAGATCGAGGCGAAGAAGACCCGCGACGAGCAGAGCGTGCAGGCCAACGTGGAGTTGACCGTCGACGACGGCGAGCACAAGGGCCGCAAGGTCTGGACTCGCATCACGCTGCGCACCATCCGCACCGATGAGAAGGGTCAGCAGATGCTCGACATCGGCAAGCGACAGGCCGCCGAGCTTCAGGACGCCTGCGGCGTGACCGGCATGAGCCTGTCGCCGTGTGTCGGCTGCCAGATCATCGGCAAGTTGAAGGTGCGCCCCGCCGCCAACGGCTACGACGCCAGCAACGACGTCGTCGCGTTCAAGCCGCGCGCCGGTGTCGCTGCGCCCGTGATCGCTGCGAGCAAGCCCGCTGCACCGCCGACGAGCCGCCCCGGCTTCATGACCCGCAAGGCGTGAAGCCACATCGCCCCGCACGGATCACCGTGCGGGGCTTTGCCTTGGAGATCTACATGGCCCGCACCTGGTATCACCCGAAAACCGGCGCCCGCACCATCCTCGACGGCACCCGCCTGCGCGGCTTGCGCGAAGGCATGGGCATGAGCCTGCCCGACGTGGCCCGCGAGACGCGCTGTAGCGTCGCCAGCCTGTCAGTCTGGGAGAACGAGGGCGCCTGCCCGTCGGCTGAGTCGATCGCCGCTCTGCGGGCGTTCTACGGCGCTGCGCTTGAGGAGTCCGGCGCACTCACGGTGTCGCATGCCTGACCCCATCCACCTCTACGCGCCGCTCAAACTCGACGCATGGACCAACGTGCGCGGCCACTGGCGCACAACGCAGAAGCGCAAGGACCGCGAGAAGCAAACGACGTCGTGGCTCCTGCGCTCGCGCGTGCTGCCGGACCTTCCCGTCGTGGTCACCTTCACGCGCATTTCACCGCGCGACCTCGACGACGACAACCTGCCGTCGGCCTTCAAGTATGTGCGTGACACCATCGCCGCGCACTACGGAACGCACGATGGAACAAGCGCGCCGATCACCTGGCGCTACCACCAACGCCGTGCGCGCGCCGACGAGACGGCGCGGTATGGATTCACGATTGAGATTGAGGCCAACAAGTGATCCTCTACATCGACACCGAAACCGGCCCGAGCACGCGCCCGGACGTCGTGGCTCATATTGCGCGCAAGCACTTCGACCCCGCCGACCTCGAAGGCAGCGCGAAGGACGCGGCGAAGGCCCTCGAGAAGACGTCGCTGTCGGGCACCTTCGGCGAGCTCTGGGTCATCTCCTGCGCCACCGACAATGACGAGCCGATCACCTACGTCCGCGATCGCAACGACCCCGACGGCGAGGGCGCCATGTTGCGCCGGTTTGCGCGCGACATGATCGACCTCGACAAAGACCTCCAGTTCGCGAGGTACCTCGACGCGATCGTGGCTCACGGCGCCGACTTTGACCGTGGGATGCTGCGCCAGCGCGCAACGGCGCACGGAATCTATCTGCCCTCGGCGATCACGGCGTGGGGCCTGCGCCCCTGGGACAGGGCCAATCGGTGGGTCTGCACGATGGAGATGTGGACCGGCGACGCCCGCACCCGCGTGTCGCTCGAGGATCTGGCGCTCGCCCTCGCGGTGGATGCGCCGGTCAAAGGCGCCGACGGCGTGACCGGCGATCAGGTCTGGGCCTTGATCTGTGCGGGCCACCTCGACCGCGTGGCGTCCTACTGCGCCGACGACGTCCGCCGCGTGCGTGCGATCTACCAGCGGATCATGGCTGCGCGCCGGCCTGATCTGTAGCCTGATCCCGCATCCCAAAGCCACGCCAGCACAATCAACACACGAGCGCTTGACAGCCGCCTAGCGGGTGTGTAGGCTGTGGATGTGGCCGGCAGGGGTGCCGGCACGAAACAGGGAGAGACAGATGAACACCAACAACACCATCACCACGACCGACACCTACATCGCCCGCAAGAGCGGCAAGCGCGTCCGCATCCGTGTGCGCCCGGTCGGCATCAACTTCGGCTGGGTTGGCGAGCTGGTCGCCCGCAACGGTCGCATCGTCGACGAGACGGACGTGCGCGGCTTCGCCGCTGCCGCGCACGACGCCGCGCTCGCGCTGACCCGCTGACCCACCACCGACAACCCACCCAGCCACAGCCGGTCTAGAGCCCGGCTTGTGGCGTCAGGAGAGACACCATGACCGCATACATCCCCCCCGGCGCCGATCAGTACTGGGAAGACGCCGTGGACACCACCGACTACCGCGACGACCCGCCGCCCGACGACCACGAGATCACCGACGAGACGGCCGAAGCGTGGGCTGCCGAAATGGGCGAGGACTACGACGAAGAGGGCGTCATCGCCGCCCTCGCAGAAATCTACGGGGTGCCGGTGTGATGTGCAAATCCATGCGCAAGGCCATCGTGGCCGAAGCCCGTCGTCGTCGCCTGCCCGTGTGGGCGCTGCTCATCCTCACCGACACCACGACGTCCATGGAAGACGTCCAGCGCCGGATGGCTGCTATCAGGAGGCCCCATGCGTGACCCAGACCGCTACCTGCCCGATCCGGGCCTTGAGCCCGCCGAGGAGTGCGAGACGTGCCACCGCGAGGTGTGCCGGTGCGACGAATACGAGTCCGACGACGAGCGCGAGGAGCGTGAGGCGTGGGAAGTGGGGTTGCCGCTGTGAGAGTCCTTGTCGCGTGTGAATACAGCGGGCGCGTCCGTGACGCCTTCCGCGCCAGGGGCCACGACGCCATGTCGTGTGACCTGCTTCCGACCGAGGTCGACGGCCCGCACTACCAGGGCGACGTGTTCGACGTCATCAGCGATGGGTGGGATCTCATGATTGCTCACCCGCCGTGCACGCACCTTGCCGTGAGCGGAGCCAGGCACTTCCATCGGAAGCAGGTGGAGCAGGCGCAGGCCCTCGACTTCGTGCGCGCCCTCATGGACGCGCCGATCGCACGGATCGCCGTCGAGAACCCGATTAGCGTCATCTCGTCGAAGATCCGCAAGCCTGACCAGATCATCCAGCCGTGGATGTTCGGCCACGGCGAAACCAAGGCAACGTGCCTATGGCTGAAGAACCTGGCGCCGCTCAAGCCCACCGACATCGTCGACGGGCGCGAGGCCAAGGTACACCGCATGCCGCCAGGCCCGAACCGATGGAAAGAGCGATCCCGCACCTACGCCGGGATCGCCGCCGCAATGGCAAACCAGTGGGGCTGAAAGCCCAGGAGACACCATGACCGCCAAGAAGAAGAAGACCGCCAAGACCTACCGCCCCCTCTTCGTGCGCTTGACCACGGAGGAATACGCCGAGCTCGCCGCCTACGCCTCCAGCGTGGCCGACGAGTCCGGGCGCCCCATGCCGACGTCGACGTGGGCGCGCGTGTGCCTGCTGCGCCGTGCGAGGGGGCAGGCGTGATCGCCCGCATCCGCCGGTGGCTTGACTCATGGATGCTCGTCGAGGTCGACGACGTCGTGATCGTGCCCGTCGAGAAGTGGCACCTCATCATCGACGAACGCAACAACCTGCGCGCCGAGGTCGAGAGACTGCGGCGTCTGGTGAGGGAGGGTGTGTGATGACGAGTCCCATCATCGATCTGCGCCTCGGGCGCTGGCAGGACGTGCTGACTGACGTCACGACGTGCGATGCGGTGATCACGGATGTGCCGTACAGCGCCCGCACCGTGAAGGGACACCGAAGCGGCAGAATCAAGCGCGGCGCGGATGGTGCCGTCATCGGCAAAGGCACGCTGAGGGATGACGCCATCGCCTATGCTGGGCTCACCGAAGACGAGACGCGCGCCGTCGTTCGCTGGTCGATGGAACGCGCCGCACGATGGGTGGTTGTCTTCTGCGATCACATCCAATGGGCATGGATGGCTGACGAGGTCGAAAAGGCTAAGTGGATGGGATTCCAGCCTATCCCATGGGTCAAGAGCGATGGTGGGACGCCGCGCTTCACCGCTGACGGTCCATCGTCGTCGTCGGAGTGGATGCTGATTGCTCGCCCTCGACGACGCCCGATCACGCGCTACCGTCCTGGTCACTATGAGACGCCGCCGAACTATGAGCACAGCATCGTCGGAGCCAAGCCCATCGGCCTCATGCGCGCCGTGATCAGGGACTACAGCGAGCCCGGCGACCTCATCGTTGACCCCTTCTGCGGCTCCGGCACCACCGCACTCGCCGCTGCGATGGAAGGCCGACGGTGCATCACGTCGGAGGAGAAACCCGAGCACCACGCGATCGCCAAGCGTAGGTTGGAGAAGGGGTATCAGCCGTGCCTGCTGACCTGATCCTGCTTGCCATCGTCGGCCTCGTCGGGCTACTGCTAGCGTCACTGTGCGTCGGATGGGACCGGCGCCGACAACTGGACCGCCAGCACCGTGCGCTGCGGTCTTTCTATGAGAGGGAGTGAGAAGATGGTGTCAACAAAGACGATCGGTGATTTGATCTGCGTCGTAAACCGTGAGGAATACGAAACCCTCCGCGCCCAACTCGCAGCCGAGAAGGCCCGCTCGGACGACCTCAGCCGCATGGTGGCGGCGATGGGGACCACCATGCATGACCTGATCATGCTGTCAGCTCCGGGCATGGAGACTCTGCTCGACCTTGCGCGCGACGAGGTGCGACGGTGGCTTGATGCCCCCGACGTCGCCGCCGAGCGGGGGAGGTGGGTGAGCGTAGAGGCCAAGGAAAAGATGCGGGAGACGTGGCTTCGGCGCATCAGTGATCTCAACAACGAGAAACTCGTCGCCGTCGTCGAACGCGATGGCAGCATCGCCCGCGCGGAGAAGGCGGAGGCGGAGGCGGCGTTCGACCGTCAGTGGGCCATGAAGATGGCCAAGGCGATGACCGCCACGGAGTCGGCGAAGAATGCCGCCGAGCGCTCCCGCGACGAGCTGGGCATCCAACTCGCGGCGCAGTCGGAGCGGCTGCGGCTGGCGATGGCGGTGGTGCAGGCGGTCCGGTCGCTGCCCCCGTATCGCGCGAACATGTCCGACCTCGCTCAGGTGCGCGGAAAGATCGCCGCCCTCGACGCCGTCCCAGGTGACGCGCTGGCGACCTCGACGAAGGTCGAGACGTACACGGTGGAGCAGATTCGGTCCGCCTTCGCACGGGCTTGCCTCGACGAGACGACGCCGTTCTTCCCGCGCTGGCCGGAGATTGCCAACGCCGTCGTCAACGTGCTGGCGACCTCGACGGTGAGCCCGAACTGCCCTCGTCCAATCGACTGCGGCCTTGAGGGGCCGCACGCCGCCGACGAGTGTATCGGTCCAGCGCCCGACCACGCCGCCGCCCTCGACCGCGCCCACGAGGCCAGCGGGGTGGCACGCTACGAGGCGATCGCGAACAAGCGCAACCCGGGACCGGAAGGGGTGGAGTGATGCTGGAAATCATCGAGCAGTTGTCCGGCCAGTCGAGCCCGCGCCCGTGGTCGATCGTCGCTGGTGAGTCAGGTGAAGGCGTCATCGGCGACGCAAGCGGAGTCGAGATCGCGGGGGCATCCATGGCGGACTGCGCCGTCATCGTGCGTGCGGTCAACAGCCATGATTGCCTCCGCGCCGACCTCGCCCGCGTCACCGCCGAGCGTGACGAGGCCGACGACGCTCTGGCCGTCGCCGAGAAAGACCGCGACGAGGCCCGCGACAGGTGTGCGGTGCTGCTCGCCGAGCGTGACGAGGCGCGGGCAGAGATGGAGGCGATGAGGGAACTGCTTGCTGATTCGTGGCCCTGCCGATGCGGTCACCCGCTGTGCAAGCGGTGCAAGCATGACGACGAGGTGAGAGACGCCCTGCGCGCGCGAAAGGTGGGTGGGTGATGATCCTCAAGTGTGAGACATGCTTTGGCGTCGTCACCAAAGACGCCGAAGGCCTGTGGGAAGGAATCACCCGCGACGACCTCATCCGCCTGGTTGTGGGGATGCAGTGGCACACGGCGGTGGCGCTGCTCTACTACGACGCGATCGTCGACGTGCAGGGTGCATCGCTTCACCGTGACGCTGGTGATTTCACCAACACCACACCCGCCTGCGACATCGTCGACGAGTGGCTGGGGGTGGAGCCATGACCCGCAAAGGCCACAAACTCGACAAGATCGACGAGCCGCCACCCATCCGCAAGGCCACGACGACGAACCCGTGGGCCGGCTACCTGCGCTGCGACGAGTGCGGCGCCGACGCGGGCAAGGTCTGCCGCGACATGGATGACCTGCCGTCCATCGAGGTGTGCGAGGGACGGCGCTTGTTCCTTGGTGACAGCGCCGACATGACCCGCAGGCCGAAGGGTGACCAGGTGCCACAGGTGCCTGCGCCACCGAAGCCGCCTGCTCCGAGAAAGCCGCCAACCTACGTCGCTTGCACGAACTGCCACGACCCGATCAAGGTCACCGGCATTGCGTCGAAGAAGGACCACCTCTACTGCGCAAAGCGCGAGTGTCGTCGAGCCTACGATCGCGAGTGGCAGACGACACACATCGGCCCGCCTGTGCAGCATCGGTGTTGGTGGTGTGGCATCCACCTCTCCCCGGTGGGCAGACGACGTGAAGCAAAGCGGCCGGTGTGTGACAACAAGGAATGCATCCGCGCCTCTTCAAGGCAATCAGAAGCGGAACGGCGCGAGCGAAAGAAGATCAGGCGCGGTGTAGAGCCATGAAGCCGATCGCCGCCCTCTTCGTGCAGCGTGATGGCTGCTACTACGGCCTAGAGGGTGTCGACCCGTGGGATGAGGCGCGGGACGCTCGCCTGTACGATGGTCCGCACCCAGTTGTCGCGCATCCGCCGTGCTCGAGGTGGTGCCGTTTGGCTGGTCTCGTAGAGGCGCGATGGGGTCACAAGCGCGGCGATGACGGCGGGTGCTTCGCGTCAGCCTTGGCCAGTGTGCGTCGGTGGGGTGGTGTGCTTGAGCATCCCGCGTATAGCGATGCGTGGGCAGCTCACGGGCTCACGCCGCCGACGGGCAAGGGATGGCAGGCCGCTGACTTCAGCGGCGGATGGACGTGTCAGGTTGACCAGGGTCGCTATGGACACGTCGCCCGCAAGTCGACATGGCTTTATGCCGTTCGCTGCGAGTTGCCGTCGCTGGACTGGCGCCCGGTGTTGGGAGAAGGCGCCGTGTCGTGGTGCGGGAACAAGACCAAGTCGGGCGGTGAAGAGCGCCCGAGGGTCGGAGCTCGCGCGGGGTCCGCCACGCCGCCAGCATTTCGCGACATCCTGATCACGATGGCCCGCAGCGTCAGCGATAAACCGTAACGACCCGCACAAGCTTGTAGTCACGTCGCCGCCTGCCCCACATCACAGCCCCCGCCAGCGTCTCTAGCGAGATACGTTCTCGACGAGCGGTGGCGGGGTCGGTCATCCACACGTCGTCACCGTCGACGGCGTAGATGCAGCACCAGTGGTCGGCGATGGGGTCGCCGCCCTTGACCGACGAGTCGTGGTCGACGGCGCCGAGGCAGACGCCGCCACGGGTGAGGCAGTCGACGAGGGCGCGGCGGAGTGCGTCCGGGTCCGCCACCTTACCCGGCCCATCGAGGTCAACGCCCACCTCGAGGCCCTGCGCGCGCACGAGCTCGGTCACGACCGCGCCAGACGAACCAGGAGCCCACACGCCATCGCGCGCAAGGCCAGCCGCCTGCACGTCGAGCGGGGTGGCTCCGGCGCGTTCTCCGAGGATTCTACGGGCCTGAGCGATGCTGGTCACGACACAGCCCACGGCGCCAAAGACGGCGGACCCTCGCCCGACTGGCATCTTGCCGTGCGGGTGCGCGCCCTGCCACAGGACGGACGTGGGGTCGGGGTAGCCGAGTCTCAAGGCAACCGCTCCACCATCCGCACCGTCTCGAACGAGTGGAAAGCCGCCTGTCGACACGCGGCGTCCTCGTCAGTCGCCATCACCACGACGCTGGACCCGTCGTCCCACGTCACGCGGTAGCGGGTGAGGGTCTGGGAAGAGGCGTGGAAGCCGGTGGGCCATGGTTTCATTACGCCCATTCCCCGCGTCTGTTGGCTTTGAGATTGCGACGCAGGAGACGGGTGTGGCCGTACTGCTCAAGGTGGACCGCCACCATCCATCTCGAAAACCGACGCTTGAACCTGCGTGATGATTGAAATGGGCTCACTTCGGCCTTCCTGACACCCTGCTGTCCTTGGCGATCAACAAGCCCGCGCCGCTCGCGAAGCCAGCGACAACCTGCGCCCAATGTTGGACGGCGGGGTCGACGCCAGGAGCGAGCGCCACGCCCTGCGCCACGGTGGCGATGAGGCCAGCCAGCGTCGTGCGGTACGAGCGCCCGAAGACGCGGGAGAGGAAGCGACCGACGGCGCCGCCGTCGTCGTGGATGGGGTCGGGTGCGTCGGTCATGCGTCGTCGTCCTTTCGGTGTCGGCGGTCGGCTGCGATCAGGTCGGCGAGGTGGGCGAACCCCTGCCGCATCTCGACGAGGATGGCGTCGACCCGTTCGACGGTCGCCAACTTGGAGACGTCCTTTTCGATGGCGTCGACGCGCCCAACGAGGCGCATGTGCTCAGCCCTCGCTGGCCCATTGAAGGCGTCGGCGACGGCCTCAAACTTGGCGATCGCCTTCGCGTGCTCCGTCTGCTTCGCCTCGACGACAAAGAAGACGCGGCCCGCTCCAAGGATGACGCCCACCAGCGAGAGCACGGCGAGGGTTGTGGACACGTCGAGAGTCATGGCTCATCACCCTTGCAGGTCGGGCCCCTGCGGGCAAGCCACGCATCCACCTGTCGGGCGGTGCTGTCGTAGCCCTCGCCCCACTCGCGGTGAACACGGGCGCTGTCCTTGCGGAAGTTCCAGTCGTTGGCGCCGTCCACCTCGACGTCGCAACCGTCCATGCGGCGGCTCTTCCACGTCGACGCGCCCCACATCAGGCACTGCGGCAACGCGGCGAGGATGCCGGGCACGTCACCAGGACGGAGCCGGTCGTCGGGGTCGGTGGTGTCGCCGTCGTGCTGGGAGAGACGCAGGCCCACGCGAGGCTCGCGCTTGTGGTCCCAGACGTTGTCCACGGTGTTGTCGGTGAGGCCGCCATCGCCCCACAGGCGGATGTCCGGCGACAGGTCCGTCCCAAGGCTGGCAATCTGCGCCGCTGGCGTCACGCCGCACATGAAGCTGCACGACGCGATGACCGCCTCGCGCACCACGATTCGCGGCGTGCTGGCCTTGCTCAGATACACCGGGCGTCGCCTGTCGAGGTCGGAGACGCACACGACGAGGCCGGACGTCGCGTCGCCGAGGCGCGCACCCTTGCCGATGTGCCTGTCCAGCGCGTCACCAATGACGTCGAGGGAGAAGATGCCGCCACGGGGCAGGTTGCCCACCCCGGGCGTCAACGCCTGACCGGACTCGAGGATGTCGACGAGCAGCCCAAGCACCGTCTCGCTGGGCACGCCGAAAGCCTTGCACGTCGCGACGATGGCGCCCGCCGATGCGCCGGACCACCCCAGCACGCGACAACGGGCGTCGAGGGCGTCAGCCGCGCCTGCGAGGTAGGTGATCGCGGGTCCGCCGCCGCTGATTGAGCCGTAGACGTCAGGGCGCATCGGGACACGCCTCCCATCCAGGCGGCACGTCGAGGGCCACGCCGAAGTGCAGCGCCCGCGCCTCCTGCGATGGCGTGGCCGGCGTCGACGCGCACTGGCCCACCTCGACGCCGTCGACGCAGTAGGGGCGCCCCTGCTTGTCGTCGTTGGCGTCGACACACGCGGTGTCACCGTCGGGGCACCATGCCTGCGCCCACGCCGACCAGTCCGACGCGCACGGTGTGAGCGTCGCCGTGCGGGCTTCACCGGGCACATGCGGCGGTGCGGGTCCGTCGATTGTGAGGGCGCTGGCGCCGATGATGCCGGCGAGAACGAGAGCGGCGATGGTGCGACGGTCCATGTCAGAGCCCCAGAGCGGTGGCCATTGTGTTGGCCATGAAGGTGGTTCCGGCCTCGTTGGGGTGCACGCCGTCGCCGATGTCGTAGATGGCGGCGAGATCCTCCGGTGTGCCCGGCTGACCCATGAGGTCGTACCAGTTCACGAGCACGTCAACGTTTGCGTCGGCGATGATGCTGTCCTCGAGAAGCAGCAGCTGTGTCTGGTCTGCCGCCGACCACGACGCGGCGTTGCCGAATGGCAACGTCGGCATCGCGATCACCTCGACACCACGGGCAGCCGCCTCGCTGTAGATCGTCGACAGCGAGGCAAACGCCGTCGCGGCCGACGTGCCCACGGCGATGTCGTTGACGCCGCCCAACACGAAGACCTTGTCAGGCGTACCAGCCGCGCGCCACTGGTCGAGGATCTGTGCGCTCGTGTTCGACGACGCGGCGCGGTTGGTGAAGTGGACCGTGGCCGGCGCGTCGGCGACGAGCTTTGCGGGCCACGTCGTCACGCCACCGCTGCCAGCCGTGAGGCTGTCACCGACAAAGAGCCACGTCTCTGTCGACGCGACGAGGTCGCCGCCAGACGCCCACGCCGCGACGGCGTCGTTGATGCCGCGTTGCGTTTCGGTGAGCGCTGACGAGTAGATGAGCACGTCGCCGACGTCGCCAATGAAAGCGAACGTGCGCGCGGTGCCTTCGTCGCCGACGGTCAGCGGCGACGTCGGAGCGAAAGCGGAATAGGTGGTTGCAACGGCAGCGCCGACAGCGGCACCGTCGACAAACTGAAATCCGTCGTTTCCGGTGCTGCCGTCGTCGTCGAGGACAGCGGCCCACATGTGCCATGTCGCCGCCGTGAAGTCGCCGTTTGCCGACGCCACCGACACAGAAAGCGGAGCGCCGCCTTTGCTGATGGTCCAGCCGACGAAATCGTTGCGGCTCGATGCGCTGCGGTCGTCGTAGTAGAGCGTGAATCCACGATTGGACGGAGAGCCGCCGGCCGCAGCTGTCGTCAGCACATAGAAGAGCGCATTCGGGTCTGACGACGTCGTGCGCGCCTCCATCATCACTGTGACGTCGGCGCCGCTATTCATGAACGTCCAATCTGACGCCGTCGACGCCTTGAGCACGTCGCTCCCGTCGAAGCGCACACACGGCCCGCCGCCCTGACACGACGTGCGGAACGATGGTTGCGCCGTGCCTGTCGCCTGCGTGATATCGAGCCCCGACGACCCGAGGTTTTCCCACGTCGCCACGGCAGCAGCGTCGGCGAGGCCGCTGTTGTAGAGGCCGTTCACCGACTGCCGCAGGAAGCACGAGTGCTCGCCGTCGACGTAGAATCCGATCGTCACTGTGCCACTCGTCGCGCCGGACTGCGCCACCGTGATCGTCTCGACGCCCTCGCCCGTGGCGTCGGGGTCGACGTCGACGACGCACGACCACGACGCGGTGCCCGTGCATGCGCCCGAGGCACCCGACGGCGAGGCCGACCACGTCACGGCGCCAGCGCCGGGTGCCGTGCCGGTGAGCGTGTAGTCCGAGCACGTCACCGTGCGGGCGTAGGGCATGGCGCTGATGGTGAGGGTGCCGGAGGACCTCATCGGACGCATCGACACATCGCGCATGTCGCCGCCGGGGCGAAGCGCCGTTGCCGCGAGGATGAGCGCAATGGTGATGTTCATCGGCCGCTGTACCCGTTGCCCGCAAGCACGCGGACGTTGCTCGTCGACGACGCCACGACACACCACATCGTCTGCACGTCAGCGCAGAAGTTCTGGGGCGCCGCCGTCGACGCCGACGGGAGACGCCAGCCGGTGGAGGTGGTGACGTCAGGCCCACCGATGAACACGTCGACAGCCTGGTCGTTCTGCACGCACAGCGACCGCGCAGGCGTGGCGACGGAGAGCTCGATCTTCGTCGGCGACGTGCCGCACGCCACCACAGCGGGGCTGTTGAGCACCGCCATGGCAGGCGAGAGAGCCACCGCGACCGGCGCCGCGATGGCGACGACGAGCACGACGGCAGCGACGATGGGGAGATGCTTCTTCATGCGGGTACCTCATCAGCCGGGAATGAATCCCTTGATTTCGAGCGAAAACGGCGTGTCGATCTGGGCCAGCGCCGCAGGGTCGAAGAACGACAGCCGGAACACAGACGTGGTGGACGACCCATCGAGCCACGCCGATGTCACGCCGTTCAGGTGCGGTTGCGCAAACACCGTGACGTTTGCCAGCGCGTCGACGGGGACCGTCAGCGTGACATCGTAGATGCCTTGTGCAAACCGCGTGATGCTGGCGACGTTGTAGATGTTGGTGGTCGCCGCCGTCGCCGTCGATGACGTCTGGCGCGCAAGGGCCAGCGTCATCGTGCGGCGGTTGAGCGACCCGAGGTCAGCGCCGGTCGGCTGCACGTCGTTGCCAAACGCCAGCGTCTCGCAGAGCACGTCGTCGATGTGCGCGGTGCGCCACTCACGCGAGGCGCTGCCGAGGTCGTGCGCGTTGGTCGTGTTCGGGATCAGCGACCCCACCACGCGGGCATTCGCGGCGACGTTGACCAGCACGCCCACGCCAGTGTTGCTGCCGATCGTGAGTTCGGCACCGTCCTGAAGGATGACGTCCGACCCGTTCTGCGCCGTCAGCGACTCACCCGACGCCAGCGTGATGGACCCGCCGATGGCAGGCAGGCCCGACGCTGTCGGGAAGGTGAACACCTGCGCGTTGTCGGCATCGTGAACGGCGATCGAATAGTCGCCACCGATATAGACGTTTGCCGGCGCACCGGACCGCACGATGACGCCAGACGACGTGCGCAGCGGCTGCGATGCGGGGATGGTCAGCGCTTCGTCCCAATAAACCGTCTGCGGGTTGGTGACGGCGTTGAGGTTCGGCGAGCCGATGTAGATGAAGCCGCCGTCGATGGGGTCGCCGGCAGCGTCGAGGAAGACGGGAAACGGGGGGACGATTGACGCTGTCACTGTCTGGCCTCCTGCTGCCCGGTCTGCATCGCCGCCGTGAGCCACGCTTCAGCGGCCTTCGGCTGACGCGGGAGTCTGGCAGCTTTCGCGAACTCGCGCCACGCCTGCGACATCGCCACACGGCGCACGCTGGCCGGGCTCGTCTTGGGCTTGGTGGCGGCCTCGATCGCCAGCGTCTGGAACTCCTCGGACGCGAACAGCTTGCCAGCCTTGGCGATGCCGTCGCGGCTGCCCTTGGCGACAGCGTCGGCCAGCATGGACGCGCCCATGGCCCCCGCCGGGCCGCTGACGGCACCAGCACCGGCAGCCACCGCGCCGCGCCCGATGGTCGACGACAGGATCTTGCCGATCAGGTTGTCGGCTCCCACCTGGTCAAGCACCGGCTGGAGGCTCTTGCCGGTGCCATAGACGCCGGCCCGTGCATCGGTGATGCGCTTGGACACCTCGTAGAGGTCGCGCATGACGCGGTCCGACTCGGGACCGAGCACCTTGACGATCTGCGCGTACACGGGCGCGTTCGCGCGCAAGCCGCGATAGGTCTTCGCCCACTCGGCGAAACCGAAGCGCCCGGCCTCAGCGCCGCCCTTGGCCCTCGTCACGCTGGCCAGCGCCGTGCCGATCGCCTCGCGCTGGAGGTCCGGCGGAACCACCTTGAGCACCTTGGCGAACGCGGCGCCGTCACCTGCGGCGGCCTGCTGGATGGACCGCTGGAGCAGGCTGCCGATGCTGCCGTCCACTTCCCTGCCGAAGGCGCCCACGATGCGCTTCTCAAGGCCCTTCTGCTTGGCGGTCAGCAGGTTCGCCGCGCGCAGCTTGCGCCGCACCTCGCCACCGGCGATGCGTTCGGCGTTCTCGAGCTGATCCTCGGCGAGGGCCGCATAGAGGCGCTTGGCGTTCGCCGCGTCGATGTTGGCAAAGGCCCCGCTACGGCGCTCGACGGCCTCTCCAAGCTGCGCCTTGAGGCGCTTGAGCGCGCCATAGCGCACGTCGCCGGCCTTCAGCGACGCCAGAAGCTTGCGCTCCTCGGCGGTCAGTTCCTCGCCGACCTCCTCGGCGATCTTCATCAGCTGGTCGCGCGTGCGGTTCAGTTGCACCTTGTCGGTGGGCTTGAACGCGGCATCCACGTCGGCGTACAGCTTCGCGGCGTCGTCCTTGAGTGCACCGCGCTGTGACTGCAACGTCGTCAACACCTTGTCGGAGACGTTGCCCACCGACGGCGCGCCCTCGACGAACGCGGCATCAAACTGTGCAATCGCCTCGTCAGCCTTGTCGACAGCGCCGCGCACCTGCTGCCTCCACGCGGCCTCGGCTTCGCCGCCGACTTTGGACCGCACCAACCCGATCACGGCGCGGATCTGGTCGTTGTCGGCGAAGACGTCGGCTGGCAAGTCCATGCCCAGCCGCTCGGCAGCCGCGCGCGCCTCGGGGTTGATGGCGGCCGCTTCGGCCAGACGCGCCTGCGCCACGGTGCTGCCGTCGCCGGCCTTGCGCACCAGGTCGCCGAGCTCGGCTTCCGGCATCGGCGCGCCCGGTGCGGGACGCGGGGCAGCGGGCGTGGGCGCCGCCTCGACGGCCTCGCCGACGGCGCGCACGGCGTCGTCAGCAGCGCCAGCCGCGCCGCGCAAGCCCTGCCGCGCAGCCTGCACCGCCGGCACAAGCCCACCGGTGGCACCAGCGATCGCCACCTCGGCGGGGTCGAAGCCACCACCCGAGGCCGCCTGCGCGCCCTCGATGCCCGCCTGCGTCAGCGCGTTCGCCGCGACGGCGCGACCCACACCAGCGACGCCGCCGGCAGGAAGGAACGCACCACCCTGCGCCACGATGCGCGGGGCATCAGTGAGGCGCAGACCCGGCTGGACGCTGTACGTCTGGCCGTTCGCCGACGTGAAAAAGGCGTTTCCACGCTCGTCGCGACCGACCTTGAGGTCTGGGAAGTTGGCCTGAAGGATCTGGATCTGTTCTTCGGGCGAGGCCGCCTGAAGGGACATGCCGCGCACGCCCTGCACGATCTGGCCAACGGGCGTCGCCGACAGCGCCGTCTTGACGCCGCCGGCCACCTGCTCGACGAGGCCCGCGCCCTGCTGCTGCTGCGGAAGCATCGACGTCAGTTGCTGCCACTCGGGGGACAGCGTGATGTCCGTCGCCGCCTCGGTCGTCGCCGTGCGGCGCTGCGACCCGGTGACAGCCTCGGCGATGGCACCGGGGATTCCCTTGAGGGTGTCGACGACACCGGGCCCATCCTCGACCGTCGGCGGGGCAAGGTCGGCCATCGTCGGCTGCGGGGCAGCAACGGCGGGAGCGGGCGCCGCCATGATGGCGTCCCGGAGGTCGCGCGGCGCGACGACGTCGCCGGCCTCGACGCTCGCACGCAACGCGGCAAGCTGCTCCGGGGGGAGCGTGCCAGCCCGCAGGGCGTCGAACGCGGCGAAGACGTCCATTTCGGGGTTCACTGCTGCACCATCCCCGAGGCGCTGCGACGGTTGCCAGTGGGTGCCGCCGGTGCGGCGACAGGGGGCGCCTGCGCCGGGGCCGGCACCGCAGACCGCAGGGCGCGACGCTGGAGGGCTTCAAGCACCTCGCCGTAGGTCGACCCGGCCGGCACCTGCACGCCGTTCACTGTCATGTTCTGGCGCGCCATGCCGACGCCGCCGTTCTGGCTGACGTAGTCGGCCTCGCCCTTGGCGACCACCTCGGCGAAGCGGTTGATCTTCTCGAGGCCGCGCAGGTACGACGCCACGATCTTCGGGTCGCTCGTGCCGGCCGGCAGGGGCTTGCTCGCCAGCGCGATGTCGGTGTCCGACGCGGCACCGGGCGGGAGCGACGCCAGAACCTGGCCGGTCTTGATCTCCTCGAACTGCGCCCGCGCCTGCGACACGGCGTCTTCCATGCCCAGCTCGCGCTTGATGCCCTCGCCGACCATGGCCACGCGACCACCCATGACGCCAGCGGCGGCCATGCCCTCGAACTTCACAGCGAGTTCGGCAGCCTTCGCCGCCATCGCGTTGGCCTTGACCGCCTTGTCGCTGGCGTCGACGACGCGCTTCTGCGCGGGTTCGGTGAGGTTGACCAACGCGGCGGCCCGCTCCTGCTGCGCCTTCAACTTGTCGAGGGCCAGCCGTTCGCGGTCGAGGCCGAGGCGCGCCGACTCGATCGCCGTCTGGGCCTTGAGGCGCTTGGCCTGCTCCTGCGTCAGCCCGATCTCAGCAGCGAGGCGGTCGGCCTCCACCATGGACTGCTGCGCCTTGATCGACGCCTCGGCTGCGGTGCGCTCGGCCTCCGCGCCCGTCTTGGCGATCTCCCCGCGCGACCTCTCGAACTCCGTCAGACGCTTGCCGGCCTCTGGGTCGATGGCCTCGATGCGCAGCTGGAGCTGCGCGCGCACAGCGTTCGGGTTGGCCTCAACCTGCTCGGCGAGGCGCCTGAGGGCGTCGGCGTCCTGCTGGCGGCCCGCGTTCTCGTAGGCCGTCGCAGAGCGAAGGAAGGCATCCTTGGCGCCCTTCACGTCGCCGGACGTGAGGAAGCCCGTCGCCTCCGTCATCTGCGACAGGCGCGTCTTCTTCTCGTCCTCGTTCAACGACGTCATGAAGCCGCTGACCTGCTCCTTGAGGCCGGGGTAACGCAGCAGGATGGACCGCGCCCGCTCCGACGACGGGGCCTGCTCCAGCGCGGCGAGCTCGGCACGCATGGCCGCCTGCTGGGCCATGTCCATCCGCTGCTTCTGCGCGGCCGCCTCGCGCTGCTTCATGACGTCAGCGGCGTCGGTGATCGTGCCGCCGATTGCCATGCCCCTGGCGAACTGGCCAAGGTCGATCTGCGTCGGGGCGATGCCGTACTGGATCGGATTGAGAGCCATCAGAACGCTCCACCGGTGGCGAGTTTGCCGGCGATGCCGGCGCCCTGCAACGTGAGGTCAACCGCCTGCTGCTTGCCCGCGTTGCGCGCGGCCTGCTGGCCGAGGATGCCGCCGGCACGGTACGCGCCCTGCGACTGCATGAGGTCGGCGAGGCTGCCGCCAATGGCCGCACCCTGCGCAGCCTGACCAGCCGCCGACGCCTGCCCGAGACCCGCCACGCTCCCGGCAGCGTTCTGGCCTGCAGCCGCGAGGCCGCCGAGGCGCGCGTACTGCTGCTCGATGAGCGACGAGAGCAGCGCCGGGCGGAACTGCGCCAGCGCCGCCTGCGTGTTGCCGCCGCGCAGACCACCCGTCGCCGAGGCGTTCTGGAGGATGGCGTTTTCGCCCTGCTGGAGCATGGCCGCGAACTGCGGCGACGCCTCAAGCTGGGCGATCGCCGCCTGCTGGGCCTGCGGTCCGTCGAGGCCCGCCAGCGCGCGCTGCATTCCGACAGCGTCCACGCCAGCGCCCTGAAACGACGCCAGACCGCCGAGGCCGCCTTGACCCGCCTGCGCGTAGGGCTGGAGGTCCGCACGGCCCTGTGCCTCGGTCTGGCGAAGCTGCTCCATGGCCTTGGCCGTCTCGGCGATCTGCGCGCGCGACGCCTGATCGATGGCCTTGGCGTTGTCCTCGCCGAGTCCGCCGGTGGCCCAGTTGATGGCAGCGGCACCGCCGCCAAGCAGAGCCGCATTTGCGCCGACCGTGACGAGGATTCCCACACCAGACATGCTCAACCTCCGACGTGGATGCCCTGAACTGCCAGCGCCTGCCGGTAGTCGACGGTGACTTCTTCGCCAGCGTCGCCACCCACGCAACCGGCGATGCGCCGCGTTGCCACAAGCACAATATCACCGTTCGGCGCAAGCACAAAGCGCGCGTTCGGGTTGCGCGCGTGGTTGGTGTGGCGCCCCAGCGGGGTCCGCTTGTCGCCGACGCGGGCCGGCCCCAGCACCTCGCCAGCCTCGGCAGGGGCCGACAGGAACACGCCGCGCCCTTCGATGGGAGACGACCGCACCGTGACCTTGGGCCAGCCAGACGGCATCGGCACCTGGTCACGGTCGTCCAGCGACATGGCGCGCACCTCGTCAGGCGTCCAGCCAGCTTGCTGGCAGAACAACAGGAAGTCCGCGCGGTCCACTTCGCGCGCCGCCTCGTCGGCTTGCCGGCGTTGCTCTGCGGACATCGCGAACACCGCCGACTTGTCGAACATCCACGCCTCCAGCGCGTCGACGTCGGTGAGGTCGGTGGCGTAGACGTTCTGCCAGACGCAATCCTCGAGTGTGAAGGCGACCTTGCGCCCCGGTGGCGCCGTGAAGATGAACGGTGCCCGCAGCACGCGCACACCGCCATCGTCGTCAAGGAGCGCCAGCGAGCCACGGAGGAAGATGTTCAGGTGCGGATGGCGGTGGTGGTGCCCGACGACGAGCGAGAACGCGGGCAAGAACACCTCACGGATGTAGATGCCCGGACCGAAGTGGTGCACGACGGGCGCGTCCCCCTGCGGCGCGCCGATCAACTCCGCCTCGATGCGGTCGGCGACGTGCGGTGACGCCAGCGCCGTCTCGATCGTGCGGGTGAGGTTGGTCAAGCTGGCTTCCGCAGGACAATGATCATGTCGTGCACCACGTTCCACATATGAACGCGTCGGCTGGCCTGCACCTCGGGAGCGCGGGCGCCCTCGATGGGGTCGGTGACGGGGATGCAGGCCTCCGCGACGAAATCACACTGGACGTTGTAGTGGTCGAGCTTGTTCGCGTCGCGCCACGGTTTCATAAGGTAGGAGAATGACGCCTCGCAGATGAACCGCCGGTGCGTCGGGTCTTGGAACGCCCGGTGGCTCATGAGGTAGGGGACCACGATCTCGGCCCTTCCGCCAGGCTTCAACACGCGATGGATCTCGTCGAAGAACGCGAAGAACAGTTCCTTGCGACCGACGCCCGGCATGGTGCTGACTTCGTTGTTGGCGTCGACGAAGCCCATCGGGATGTGCTCGACGAAGTGCGAACACACCACCTCGTCGACGGAGTCGTCAGCCCACGGCCACGGGAACGACAACAAGTCCACCCGGTAATCACCAGTGAAGAGGTCGACGCCCTGAAAGCCGGGGCGCGGGACCTGCCCGCTGGCGAGGTCAAGGCGCAGGGGAGCGTCGTTGGTCACGGTCACGTCGGTCATCAATACACCTCACCAGTGCGCACGTCGATGTGTCCCACCTTGACGCGGAAGTCCACAGCGAACCGGCAGCCCTGCCGGACCGCCCGCTCGCAGAAGTTCAGATCCTGTGTGTACGCCTTTGGCACGCCGTCGACGACGTCGGAAACCGTCACAAACCACGGTGCGGCGACCTTGCGGAACAAGTCCATCTTCCACAAGGCACATCCCATCGCGATGCCGTTGACCTCCAGCGTGGTGCCGCGCGTCAGGGCATCGCTGACCACATGCGGGGAGAACGGGGCAAAGTCCAGCACGCCGGTGGCGCGGTACGTCTGCGGGTCGCCATAGGCCATCGGGGCGTTGAAATCGCCCTTCGTGAAGTAGATGCCCGACACAGCATCAAAGTCGCCGATCGACTCCAGCAAGCGGATGTGCGCGTCTGGCGGTGGCAGGTTGTCGTCCTCAAGGGTGAGGACGTATTCCCACGTCGACAACTGCGGGTCCGCCAAGATGTTCGCGATCATCTTGTTGTAGGCGGTGCCGACCTCGTCGCCCGCGCACAGAAGGAACGCGCGCGCCTGGTTCATCGGGGCCATGAGCGACTGCCACGCGGCAACTGTCCGGTGGTGAATCATGCCCCGCGTCGGGGCGATGACAACGGTACGGCTTGGCTTGTAGGAGCCGCCATGCATGACGTGCACGCGATCGAAGCCAAGGCCAGCCGACGCCATCGAGGTCGCGACCTGGGCGACTGGCTGCATTGTGGGTGTGTCCATCCATCCTCCAGCACCGACCCTAGGTCACGCCGTGACGGACCGCAAGATCACAATGGGCCACTGATTCCGTGACGTACCGCCTGTTGCTGTGATGGCGCTGATGTGAATCGACGCCGGTGCCCCGAACTCCATGATATTGGCCGCTGTCACTGTCGACGAGGCGATTCCGTTGCACTCGCAGTACGCCGGGCCGGTGGTGTTGGAGAACCCAAACCCCTGCGCGGTGAACTGCGAGACTGAGTAGCGCCATGCGTTCGACATGTTGAAGAGCGCCGACCCCGTCGTGCGGGCGTTGTGGATGTGGGCCAAAAAATACTGACCAGCCGACAGCGACGAGGCCGACGACGATGCGTTGAAGCTGACGAGGCGCGATCCGCTGATGCTGGCCGATACGTTGCCGCTGATTATCGACGTCGACGCCGCCGTGGACCCAGCAAAGGCCCCGGCCCAGAAGGACAGCGTCTGCGCCGTGACGCTGGACTGCGAGTGAACCGCGTTGAAGGCGAACTCCGTCAGCAGTGACAGCGTCGATCCGGTGCGGGTGTAGACGCCGTACACATGGCGGTTCGTGCCCGATCCCGTGCCTGCCGCCGTGGCGCCTGCGTTGATGACGCCATCCACGGCGTTGAACGTCACCGCCGCCGGGAGCACAAACGGCGCAACGTACATCGACAGCGTCGAGCGGAATCCGCCAGCCGTCGTCGTCGAGGCGCCGCTATACATCGTCGACGTGGCCCACGGCCACGGCGTGGCGGGATGCATGCTGAGTGTGGGCCCACCGCCGCCGCCAGCGTTCACTGACGCCGTCACAACGGAACCGTTGAGCCCAAAGGTCACGCCGTTGAGGTTGGAGAACGTGAGAGCAGACAGGTTCTGTGACGTCGTGCCGGCGCTGACGTTGATGTTGGTCAAGCCGTTGTGGCTTGCAAAGAGGCCTTGCGTTCCCGTCGAGAAGCTGACCCCGTTGCTGTTCGCAAAAGACAGTGTCTGAAACGTCGCCGACCCGTTAGCCGCGCTGAAAGCCTGGTTCGACTGCGACGTCAGACCGTTGTGTGACACCGTGATGGTGCCGCCACCAAGGCCAAAGGTGATGCCGTTGCTGTTGCTGAAGATGATCGTGCCGGTGGACTGCGTCTGCGTCCCGGCCCCGATGGCGACGCCACCACCACCGCCAGCACCACCCGAGATAATGATCGCACCGCCGGCAAAGCCCACCGACACGCCGCCAGCACCAGAGATGGTGTGCGCCAGACCGGTCTGCTGCATCGTCGAGGCATTGGTCGTGTTGCCGGTCGCCGACCAGCGTTGGACTGGCTGGGCGACAACGAGGCCGTTCGTGCCGATGGGCCAAAAGACATCGTTGCTAGACCTGAACTGGATGATGTCGCCAACATACGCCGACGACGCGTCGCCAGACACACCGACGGTCGGCTTGGTCTGGTTGAACGACGCCGTGATCGTCGAGCCAGTCAACCCCCAGTTGAGGTTATCAGAGCCGACATTGCCAAACGCCAGCGCCGACGCTGCGACGTTGGCCGTTGCAACGCTGACGTTGATAGCGTGTGACGCAACCAACCCGCCCGCAGCCGTCGAAAAGCTCACGCCGTTGGAGTTGACCAGAGACAGCGTCTGAAACGCGCTTGAGCCGTTTGCGGCGCTCACAGCCTGCCCAGACTGAGAGGTCAGCCCGTTGTGACTCGCCGTCACCGTCTGGCCGTTGGCGCCGAAGGTCACGCCGTTGGCGTTACTGAACACCGCCGTGCCCGACGTGATGGCGACGGTGCCCGCCGACAGCGCCACGCCACCACCACCGCCTGCGGGGGCGGTCGCGGTGATCTGCGACCCGGTGCTGCCGAAAGTGACGTTTCCGCCAGAGCCGAAAGAGAGTGGCGTGTAGCTCATACGATCCACCACCTCACGCCGTCGCTAACGACAGTCACCGACTGCCCAACAAGGCCCAGAGCATACGACGCCACGCCGTCGATTGTCTCGCCGTTGGTGGCGGCGACGTCGACAGCGCCAGATGCACCACGCTTGACGGTCAGCATCTGCCCGACGACGTCCGACGCGCGTGGCAGCGTAGCGGTTCCGCCGCCCGACATGACGACGACGCGGTCCGCTGCCGTCAGCGCCGTCGACGAGGTCGCCACGCGGATGGGAACAGCGCCCGCGACAAGCCGCTCAAACACGCGGACCGTAGGCTGGTCGTTGCCGACAGCCCTCACGATCTGCGCGCGCGTGAGACGTAGCGAGTCCATCAGAACTCCAGAGGTTCGATACGGGCTTCAAGCCGAGCGAAGGACAGGTGCGCCGTCGACGTGCCGCGAAAGCGCTGCGCGCGCCAGTTGCGCATGGCACCGTTGCGCATCCACCGCAGGCGCTTGGCGCGGTCGCCGATGCCGCCAGCTGCGATCGTGTTGTCCTGCGACCACGTCTCGCCGTCGACGCTGTAGGACGTCGACACCGTCGGCGATGCTCCGAGCGTGACACGCCCGGTCAGCGACACCAGTTCAAGCTCGTGCAGGATGGCACCCTTGCTCGCGTTGTAGACGATGCCGGTGGAGAACTCCCAGCGCACCTCGCTGCCCCAATGCGCGCCCGTCTCCTGCGTCATGTAGCCGACAGAGAACGACGTCGGGTCAGCCGCCTGCCACCGGTTGAAGCACCACACGAAGAAGCGCCCACGGTAGGTGGAGAAGCCCACGAGCGACGACGTCAACGTGAACCACACCGCTTGCCCGAGGGCCTGCGACGCTGTGCCGTCGAACACCAGCGTGCGATCGGGGAGGTGGATGTAGAGGTGCTGGTGCGCGTTGTCGTTGCGGAACTCGACGACGATCGTGGCCAGCGCTTCCTCGTTGTACGACGCGAGGATGCGGTCGATCTCGACGGTGCTGATCTTGTTCGCGTTGCCCGCCGCCGCCATGTAGACGCCGGGCGCCTCGTTGCGGCCGCTGCCGACAAAGGCAATCGTGTCCATGAACACGCACTTGGCGTGCGTGCCAACGGCGCCCTTGGTGATGTGGGCGCCCTCGATGCGCTGGAACGGGAAGCCCTCGCCCCCGACGTTGTCGAACACCTCGATGGTGAAGCGGTTGAGCGCGTAGAGCTCGTTCCGCAGCACCTCGATGCCCGTGATCGGGTCCGGGTCAATCTCGCTACTGCCGTACTTCAGCGGGTTGACGCTGGTCGGGTCGGCGAGTTCCGTGACGACGAGGAAGTCGCCGTCGGTGGTGACGAAGTAGCCGTCGAGCCAGACCACATCAAGCACGGTGCCGAGGTCGGTGTCCGTCACCTGGGTCAGCGTGGTGCCGTCCCAGTAAAAGAGCGCACCGTCCGACGACACCGCCAAGAAATCGAAGCCGTAGGCGAACGACACGACACCGGCGCCGCCGACGTCGCCGAGCGTTGTCACGTTGCCGATGTTGTCGACGCTGACCAGCTTGGTGCCCATGACTCGGTAGCAGCCACCACGCCACTCGATGCCGCCACGACACACGCCGGGGCCGGTGCCCGTCTGCACCAGACCATCGGCGGGGCGCAGGTAGCCGGCGCTGATCCCGCTGTCCGTCGGCGTCGGAACGAGGTTCACCGGGTAGGCCAGACGAAAGTCCGGCCCGCCATCGGTGTAGACGCCAGAGAGGATCGGGATCTGGACCATGTCAGGCAATCCGCCAGTTGGTGCCATCGTAGAAGACGACGACGGAGTTGGCGCCACCGCCGGCCACGATGCTGTTCTGCGTCGTCGCGTTGGCGTTGTTGACGATGGCGATCATGCCGGCCAGCGGGGTCGCCGGAAGCGCGGCAACCGTCGTTACCGTGAGGCGCGGAGCCGTGGCGAACTCCATGCGGTTCTGGACGTCGACGACGCCACCGGCGATCAGGACGACGTCACCGGTTGCGGTGATGCTGGCGTCCGTCGTGTTGGCCGAGATGGCCACGTTCGCGCCTTGCAACAGCGCGGCGCCGGTGGAGCCACCGTTGACGCGGACACCGCCAGAGCCCTTGCCGACGACCTGCATCTCAATGTTCGTGTCGCCGCCGGTGGCAGCGATCACCACCTCGTTACCCGTCGTCGAGTAGACGAGCGTCGGATAGTTGACGGCGGTGCCGACACCCTCCTGAGCGAACGCCAGCATCGTCTCTCCGTCGCCGGACAGGATCGAGCCCGTGATCGTGATGTCGCTGAAGGTGTCGATGGACCCCAGCGACTGCGCCACGCACCACCACTTCGTGGCCGACGCCTGATAGCGGAACTGGGCGAAGCCGTTGGTGCCGAGCGCCGCCGGAGCACCGGCCACCGTGGCGCCGTTGCCGTCGACGGTGAGCGCCGTGACCGCCTGCGACGACGTGACGACGATGACCTGACCGTCAAAGCAGTCCTCGTCGGGCGGGAACTGGATGGTGCCGGTGGCGAACGCACCCGTGGGGTTGACGATCATCCAGATAGACGACGTCGAGGCGGTCGCCGTCACCGTGAAACCGTTGGACGTCGGCGCAAACGTCTGCGTCTCAAGGTCCGGGTTGGCGAAGTTGGCCTCGATGAACGACAGCAGCGTCGACAAGGACGCCTTGCGGGCGTCGCCGTCGCTGGCGTCGTAGACGGGGATCTGGTCACCGCTCGCAAGCGACGAGGTGGACGAAAGCTGGTTGATCGTCGGCATTACTCGAACTCCAGCGGGCCATCGTCGCCCGCAAGCAATGGGTCAGTCGGCTCAGGCATGAACGGGTCATCATACCGCCAAGGCTTGTTGCCAGCGCCCGCCGGCATCGTCGCCGGAAGCTGCATCTCCACCGGGCGGACCGCGCGCGCCATGAGGGTGTTGTAGCCCCTGATCGCGCTAGTCTTCGTGCTCGGCATGGGCTCTTTGCCGTAGCCTGGAGCGATGCGGATGGCGAGGTTCAGAAACACCGCTTCAATGGCGCTGTCGGGAACCTGCGTGTCGGTGTCGAGGCTCGAAGACGACGGCGTCGACACCAGCGGGTAGCCGATGCGGATGCCGCGCCCGTTCCACTCGGCCATCATGGCGTCGAGGCGACGCAGCGCTGACGCAAGCTGCGAGGGCTGGACGTCGAAGACGTCCGCGCCGAGTCCGATCTCCTCGAACGCGGCCATCACGAACTGTCGTTTCGTCCAGCCCATCGGGTCACTCCTTCATGGCGTCGGCGATGGCCTGCGTCAGACGCTTGTCCGACCAGCGGCCGTCCACCTTGATGCCCAACTTCGCGGCCTGCTCCTCGAGTTCGGCGCGGGTCGGCGGGTCGTCATCGGCAGGCGCAGCAGGTTCGACGCTGGGCGCTTTGAGCAGGCCAGCCGCGCGGGCGCACGCCTCGGGAACGGAATCGCTCCATCCGGCGGCGTGGGCCTCGTCAAGGGCCTCCTGCGTGCTGACGCCCTTGCTCTCGTAGGTGCGCCCATACTCGCCAGCGTGGGGGCCGGGGCTGCGGTAGACGATGGTGGGCAGGTTGCTCACTTCTTCTTCCCCTTCTTGGCCTTCGACTTGCCGGCCTTCGACAGCGCGATGGCGACGGCCTGATCCTGCGGCTTGCCCTTGCTCATCTCCTCCTTGATGTTCTTGGAGATGGTTTTGCGGCTCGAACCCTTCTTCAGCGGCATCTTGCACCTCATGCGAAAGCCCCCGCCAGCTTAGCACCGGCGGGGGCTGTCGTCACGCGCGGCCTCAGGCCACGCGGTAGGTCACGAACGTGTTCGCGGCCGTCTTGCGGGTGCGGAACCGGCCCGAGGTCGAAGCCGCAACAGCCGCCGCGCCCACGATGGTGTGGTCCGTGGCCGCCGTGACGGTGAAGGCGTTGGCGCCGCCGGTGTTGATCACCGACCACTCCACGCTGTCACCGATGGAGAACTCCGCCGAGGCGTCCATGACGGTGCCGGTCGGGATGGTGCCCGCGACGGCAGCCGCCGTGGTCGACGTGACGATGCCGCCGAGGATGGCAGCAGCCGACACGGCGCCGGTGGTGTTCACGGCGACGGGGTCGCCCTGCACCGGAGCGTTCTTGCGGCCGTCCTTCTTGACGACGGCATCCGTGCCGACCTCGTAGAGGGCGGGAAACGGGTTGCCGCTGTTGTCGAGGATGACCGTCGCGGCCGCGCTGAAGGCGGACGAGACGTACTCGGTCTGCGCCGGGATCTCCGAGACGAGACGCGAGACCTCGGGGTAGTTCGGGAAGCCGACGATCTGCTCGAGGGTGCAGGCGCCCGCGCTGAAGATGGCGATCTTGTCGCTCGCAGCGACGCTGATCTCGGCCTTGCCGCCGGCGGCAACGATGAGGCTGGACATTGATGACTCCTGTGAGAACGAGGGGAACGAGGGGGAGAAACCGGGGCGCCCCACTCACGAGGCGCCCCGAGGACGTTCAGGTCTGGCTGAACATCATGACGCCGGCCATCTCGGGGTCGAGCAGCGTGACGCCGTAGAACACATCGAAGCGGAACTTCGTGTTCAGCTGGTCGATGCCGCTCTGCTTCGTCATGACGAGTTCGACGCCCTGATCCGTGCTGCCGCGCATGACGGCGATGCCGCCGTCCGACGGGACCACGAGGCGACCGGGCAGGAGTTCGATCGCGCCCTCGACCCAGAACGGGTTGAGGTAGCCGGCCACGGTGTTCTGGAACGTGATGGCAGCGGTGCCGCTCGTCGCGGTAAGGGTGCAGTTCTGGTACTGCTTCTCAGCCTCGCTGCCGCCCTGGTTCGAGATGATCGGGGGCGTGATCACGAGGTTGTTGCCGCTCACCGACACGACGCGGAACGTCTTGTTCTGGCCGGTGCTCTGCTTGGTGATCGGGTGGACCGCCTCGCAGTTCGCGATGGTGAACGCATCGCCAGCGCGCACGTTGGTGCCCGAGGACACCGTGATGGTCTGGAAGCGGTTGTCGACGTTGCTGCGCTGACCGGTCGCGGCGACGCTGGTGGCGGACGGAACGTAGTAGTTCCCGGCCGCCGCAAGGGTCGACATGGTGATCGCGCTGCCACCGACGGCGAGGGCCGCCGCCTTGCGGTTGGCGTAGTCGAGCTTCCACGTCTGGATGCCCGACAACTCGCCGACGTAGGCCTTGCGCAGGGCCTTCACGCTGACCTCGTTGTCGAGGGAGCGAGAAGCCTTGCTCAGGTCGTTCGCCATGGCGTTGTAGTCGCGGGTCGACAGAGCGAGGTTGCGGCCGTCCATCGGGACGCCGGTCTCGTTCATGATCGCATCGACGGCGGCGACGTCCTCGAAGCCCGAGGCGGCACCGGTGCGCTTCACGAACATCGAGCCGAGGTTGCTCACGACGTCGAGAACGCTGCGGTTGATGTCGCTGGCGAGTTTCTGACGCGAGCCGTCGCCGAGACGCTTCTCCTGAAGCGCATCACGCAGCTCAGTGGGGCTCATGAGCCACGCCGAGTGCTTGTTGGTGTCGATGCTGGCGGGCACCGACAGCTGCGTCTTCGAGGTGAAGTTCGACGACGCATCGAGGCCATCGTAGGACGGCATGATGTAGGGCTTCGGGCGCCAGATCACGTCGCCCGCGCGGGCCATCATGGTCTGGTCGGACCGGTAGGTCTTGACGAGGCGGCTGATCGCCAGCTCGTCATTGAAGGCGGCGAGGATCTCTTCGAACGCGACGCGCTCTTCCTTGCTGAAGCTGTTGGACACGGGTCACTTGCCTTTCTGCTGCTGTCGCTTGAACGCCACGACCTTGGAATAGTCTCCGGTCTTCTCGGCCTCAGCGCGCAGTCTCTCGAGGGTGCTGTCGACGGCACCGGACGAACTTCCGGTGCCGCTGATCTTCTTTTCCGGCGGGGGCGGTGCCTTGGTCTTGCTCGTCATCTTGATCTGGCTCTCCAGCTTGGCGACTGCGAACGCGAAGGACACCGGGTCGGTGATGGCAGCCAGTTCTTTGGCCTTGGCGGGCGCCTTTCCGAGTGCCGCGACGACGAGCGCCGCGTTTTCACAGCCATGGAGCAGGATCGACTGCTGCGTTTGCGACAGCGTGTCCTGCACCACCGATTCGGCCTCGTCGAAGTCGGGGATCGCCAACTTGGCCTTCCCATCGCTGTAGGCGGACAGCTTGCGCTGCCACGTCTCCTGCTGCTTCTTCGCCTCGGCCTCTGCCCTGGCTTGCGCTTCCTCGATCTTGCGCTTCCGGTCGTGCCAGTCGAACACCGCGCGCTTGAACTTGTCTTCGTCGTAGTCGACGTCGGCCAGTGTCGGCTCTTTGCCAAGGACCGGAACGGCCTCGGCTGCGGGCTTGACTGCGGCACGCTCGGCTTCGAGTTCGCGGATGCGACGCTGGGCCTCACGGTGCTGCTTGCGCAGTTCCCTCACCCATTCGGGGGCGGGCTCTGCCTTCGGGGAAGGCGAATCCCCGATGGAGATCTCCACATCGTCGGCTTCGGGCTGCTTGGCCTCTGCTTCGGTCGCCTGCTGTTCCCCGCCCTCGTTGGGCGTTTCCCCGTTTTCGCTGGGGGATGGCTCTGTCGGCGTCTCCGCTTCTGGCTGCTGCTCGTCGTCGATCGTCGGGGTCTCCACTTCTGCCGTCTCTGCACTCATCCATCACCTCTGTTGCTCGCCCGTGAGGCCGGGCGGGGGCCATGGCCGCAGTATGGCGCGGCGCGGCCACCAGTGCAACACGGTGCATGCAAAGCAATGCAGAGCCTACCGGTCGGGCGAGGAAAGAGCGCCGGCAGGGGAAGTCGGCCCCGCCACCTCGTGACGCACCGTCGCGGTCTCGGCGATCCACTCGGGCAGCACGGCAACCATCCACGCACCGGCGATGCCGCCCGCCATGAATCCGACTGCGAGGATGATCACGACGTCCACGACGTCACCCTACAAAACCGCGCCCCCGGCGTCCACACCATGTGGGGCCGGGGGCGTTAGCGCGAGCTGTAGATCACGCTGTCGTCAACCTAGCGTCGAGGCGGAAAACCCGCAACACCGCCGGTCGCGCCGTCCACTTCGGCGACGACTTTCAGCGTCTCGGCCTTCTTCAGTTCGGCATCGGCGCGGATGCGCTCGGCATCGGCCACCGTGCGGACCGTGTCGGCGCGCGCCTTGGCGGCCTTCGCCGTGGCCTCCTCGGCGAGGCTCTGCGCCAGCACCTGGTTCGGGTCCGGCTGCTGGTTCTGCGCGGCCTGCGCCATGGCTTCGGCTTCCTCCTCGGTCGGCTTGACGGCGCCCACCTGAAGCAGCTGGCGACGGAAGTAGTCACGTACGTCGCTCAAGCCTTCGCCCTCGAGGTTCGCCAGCGTGAGCGACATCAGCACCGACTGCGTCGCCGGGTCCTGTGCGAGACCCATCAGCGCCGTTAGGCTGCGCACCGTGGACGACCGCCGCGACTGCGACGAAGGCCCGACGTCCACGGCGACATCGAAGTCCATGGCGCTCAGGTCGTTTTCGACCTCCATGGCGCCGTCTTCGTTGATGGTCGGGCGCTTGAGTTCGAGCAGCGCGACCTTGCCGTCCGCCGCGATGGTCTTCATCTGGCGGCCTTCCTCGACGTAGACCTCTTTGGCCATCGACAGCCACACCTCGCCGAGGCGCTTGAGCGCACGCGCGAAGTTGTCGATGTAGATGAACGACTGCATGTCCAGACGCTGCTGGACGAGCTCCACCGTGCGGCCGCTCGTGTTGCTCATGACCTCGTCGGCGCTGGCGGACTTGCCGAGAATGTCGGCCATGTCCTGCTCCGTGATCTGGAGCGCTGCCGCCATGGCCGGCGGGATGTTCGGCACCTTGGTGTACGCCAGCGGGCCAGCTGGCACAGCCGCACCATTGGCGTCGGTGATCGGGTTGGTCAGCAGGAACGGGTGGTTCTTGATGTTGTCTTCGGCCCACATCATCTCGTGGCCGCTCACCTGCTCAGGCGCGAAGATGGGCTTCTCCACCGACGACAGCGCGCTGATCTCGGCCAGCTTAGACAGCTGCATGTTCTTCAAGCGCTGCGCGTCCTTGGCCAGCCGCACCTGCCCCATGGCGCGTTCGATGCCGTCGACAACCCACCGCTTGCCAAACGTCGGGATCACGGGGATGCACTTGCCGGCGATGTAGCCGCAGTCCTCAAGGACACCGCCGCCGCTCATGACGTACTTGTGCACCTTGCGGCGCGTCGCCTTCTTCTGCTTGATCTCCTTGGCGCCAGACGCCGCGAGTTCCTTGCGCAGCTCGCCGTCATCGTCGTCGAGTTCGTCATCGGTGTACCGCTCCTCGCTGCCGTCGAGCAGCTGGAACGTGCGCACCGTCTCCTTGACGTCTTCGACGCGATAGACCTCGGCGACGTAGACGATGTCGGCCTGATACCAGTCGAACTCTGTCTGCTCGACCTCCTTTGGCCACGAGGCCGGGTCGTCGCCCCACTCGGCCTCATAGGCGTCCTTCGTCATCGGGGTCAGGACGTAGCAGGACCGCGCGTCAGCCTTGTCGGCGCGCCGTGAGTTGAGGTCGAAGTAGACCGTGGTGTCGGCGTCAAAGATGGGCTCGATCTTGATGCGCTGGTGGTCGTTGTCGTCGTCCTCGTCGTCTTCGTAGCAAGCGCGCAGGCGAATGGCGCCCATGCCACCGCCGACAGCCTCCTCGAAGGCGTTGTCGTAGGCTTCCTGCCCGTTGCTGTCCTCGACGTCCGCGCGGAAAAGGCTCTGCACCTTCTCAGACGCGTCGTCGTGCTGGCCGTCCTTCGGCCTGAACTTCACATCGATGCGGTTGGCCCGGTACTCGTTGAAGATGCGCAGCACCGACAGGTGAATCTTGTTCACCTCGAACTTGGGTTTTGACGCGAACTGCTCGGCGAGGGGCCCTTCCCACTGGGCACCGGCGATGCTGTAGAAGCGCCGATCTTGGAGGCACTGCAACCGCTCGTCACGCGTCGCCGTCGAAATGCGATCGAACTCACGCAGGCACTCGGAGTGGATGCGCTGCAAACGGTAGGACTTGGATTCACGGGGCATCATCGACTCCAGTGGTGGGCAATCTGAACCGGACGCACACTAGCAGGCTTTTTGGCCGGTGCCCGCCTAGCTGACTCGCAGGCGTAACGCAGTGCGTCAACGACATGGTTATGCTTGTCCTCCAGCACCGGAAGGACAGCGCCCGTCAACGGGTCGGTCTTGTAGCTGTAGGTGGTGAGTTCGTCGATGAGATGGCGACATCGCGGATGGACAACGATGTCCAACGACCGCAGCCACTCGATGCCATCGTCCACCGACCCCGGACCCTTCGTCGCCGGCATGATCTTCGGGAAGCCATGCGCGCGCATGTGGGCGATCGTCTCGGGCCTGCTGCTGTCCGCCACAATCGGCCACTTCTCAGCCGCCGGCACCGTGAGGAACAGGTCTGGCGTGTCGACGATGGCGCACCCGATAGCGTAGGCCTCGTAATCGACGTAGAGCGTCCGCCCTACGATGTGGCAGCGGACCAACACCGTCGGGTCGACGGCGTAGCCCCAGTCCGCGCCGAAGCGGTGGTGCGCATCGGCAGGGGCTTCGAACTCCTCCACGTGCCAGTTGCGGAACACGCAGGCCTCGGAGCGCATGAGGTACGCACCGCCCCACACATGCGCGTAGCGGCCGGGGTCGCGCTTGGCGTCGTAGTCCTTCTCGACGCGCAGGACGTCGGGAAACCACGGGTTGTCTTGCCAGTTGACCTCGCGCAAAACAGTGCCAGGTGGCGCGGTTTCGCCCCGAAACATGGCGTCCACCGGGTCGGTCGCCGCCTTCGGGTTCCATGTGAAGATGATCTGGCTGCCCGGCTTGCGGATGGTCGGGATCAGCGTGTCCAGCGACCCTTGCGACACCGTCTGGGCTTCCTCGACCCACACGATGTCGATGCCCTCCATGGACTTGATGCTTTCGATGTTCGAGCGCAAGCCAGCAAAGATGATCAGGCTGCCGTTGGCGCCCCTGATCTCCGTCTCCAGCGACGTGTAGAAGCTGCCGAGGCCAAGCCGGCTGATCTCGTCGTCGAGGAGCCGTTTCACGCTGTCCCGGATCGACTTCTGGATCTCGCGGGCACACAGGATGCGCAGGGGCTTCTGCGCTGCACGCAAAAGCAGCGCCGTGGCGACGCTCCTGCTCTTTGCGCTGCCACGCCCGCCGTGGATGGCGAAGTAGCGTGCGCTTTCATCAAAGAGGCACGAGGCCCAGTCCGGGAGCTGTGCCTTCATGGCTTGATGAACTCGACGCGGATCGCCGCAGCGATTGGGTTGTCCGGGTCACCGGAGATCACGTCCGGCGCCTTGCCGTAGATCCGATCTGCGATGATCGCCGCAGCCGCCGTGCGCTCCTTCGGCGAGCTCTCCGAGGCCACCTGCTGCACCGCAGGCAGCACCGTGCCGTCGTCGCTTGGGATGACCTCGCCAGTTGCCTGTGCGACGAGAACGCGCAACGCGTCGGGGCCCCTCGACTTGAACCAGTCGGGAAGCTTCGGCCGACCCATCGGGTTGGCACTGTTGCCGGGCAGGAGCCGGCCTTGCGCGTCGCGGGCGGGCTTGTTGTCCACTTGAAGCACGTTAGCGGAATCATGCCAAAAAACAAACCCCCTCAACCACACCATGTGGAGAGGGGCCTGTCGCGCTGCTGTGCCGCGTGGTCTGTCTACCCGATCTAGCCCTCCGTGTCCACCGGCGCGACGTCCGCCAGCATGGCGCGAAGCGCCGCGTTCTGCCTCCTCATCGCCTCGTTCTCCGCCCGCAGCGCGTCCAGCGCGTGAGCGTGTTCGTTGGCCTGCCTGTGCCCGGCATCGGCGAGGCGGGCGATCGCAGCCAGGGCTGCATCCTGAGCGGTCTGGATGTCCATGTTGTCTCTCCTCCTACGCCGAAAGCCCGGGCTGACCGGGCGATGCGGGGGCAGGTTGTGGGGTGGTGGTCAGACGTTCGCGGCCAGCGCCTTCATCGCAGCCACCGCGTTCTCGGTCATGACCACAACGAACTTGTTCCCGCTGGCTTCGAGGCGGCGGCGAAGATCACGCAGGCACTCAAGATCGTTACCGAGGCGGTGGTAGCTGGTCAGGCTGTTGCCATTGAACTTGGTCTGCCACTTCACCCAGAAAGCGTTGTCCTTGACGATCACGGTGCGCTGCTCTTCGCAGTCCATGTCGGCGTTGTTCAGGAAGGTCACGCGGATGTTGGCAACTTCGGTGGTCATCGTTCTCTCCCATCCGGCAGTCCCATCCGCCGGTGATCCCATTCTACACGCACCGCGTTTCCTGTCAAGCGTCTGTGCGTTGTTTGTGTTTTCGGCGCGTTGGGAAGCCGGATCAGGCAACTCTTCGAAGATTTTGAAGAGTTGGACAGATCACATTGCGCCAACGGATTAGCCCGATTAACCGCGCCGCTACGCAATCCAAACGGCTTTGCAACGCCGTTTGAGCCAAAAATAACCGCGAAATAACCGCGCGGGATTAGTCCAATTGCGTAGCCCACAAAACCAGAACCCCGCCAGCGAAGCGGGGTCCGGCGCATCCTGTGGGTGCAGGCGCTACACCGCACCGCCCGGGGGAGTGGAGGCGGTGGGGTGTGATGGCAGGCTAGCAGACCGCCAGCCGCCGGGCAAGAGGCAGGGTGGGCCCCTTCTTCTTATTAGAGATCTCTAAGAGATCTCCTAATGAGAAAACTCCTTATATATAGGGGCTTCCGTTCATTTAGATGCTTCTTTCCCAAAACGCAGCAGCGGGTCCGACATTCGCCGAACCCGCTACCCTTTTTTCCCGAAGTAAGTATCTCAGGTCTGACGCAATGCGTAAATCTCGCGAGGGCGTCCGCCCGTAGGCTCTTTGTGTACCACGATCGTCCCCTCCGCTTCAAGCCGATCGACAATCTCACCCACCAGACGCGCTGGAAGCGCCCTACAGGCTCGCAGGAGGTCCGACCTGCCCATGGACCCGCCCGCGCCCCTGATCGCGCCCAGAACGAGGTCACACTGCGCAGCATGGTCATCCCACGAGGCCCGACGGTTTGCAGCCAGACTGCCGGAGAAGACCCGCGCCGACTCCTCCGCCAGCGCGATCGCCACCCGCGCACACTCGCCCGTCACGACCGGCGCATCAGCCTCCGGCTGCGACAGCGCCGCAAGAATCATCGCCAGCCTGCCGGCAAACTCTGGCAGACGGGCCAGAACCGCCGGAGGCACGTCCTGCCGCGTGCCCTCGCGCCTGGCCTTGTCCGCGTCCAGCTTGCACTTCGTCAGCAGATCGCGCGCCGCGTCATCCTCCGGCATCGTGATCGGGTCGTAGAGCCGCAGTTGATCCACGCCCGTGTCGACCGTCACAGGCAGGGCAAGGTGCCACTGCTCATGCCGATCCCTGACCGCCAGGATGGCCGACCGCACGTCCAGCGGAAGATCGTCATCCGGGCGCGTCTCCGGAGGCTGCCAGTTTGGCAGGGTTGACTGCGCCCGCATCCACACATGTCGCCCGACAAAGCCGTCGGCCACGTCCACCGACGTCAGCACGCTGTGCAGGCTTTCCGGGGTCGTGGAGCCAAGCACCGTCACGACCGGCGCGATCAGGTCCAGCTTTCCACCGCCCTTCACCAACGACACCGCCGGGGACCACTTGTCCGTTCCCTTCGTCGCCAGCTCCGTCAGGGACTGCTTGATGTCCTGCCGATGCGTCGCTGCCCGAGGGCCCATCATATTCCCGAGCTGCATGCCATATTCGTCGAGGACAAGGCACGTCGCCGTGCCCGCACCGACAGCCTTCCGCACGCCGTCAACAAAGGCAGGCCCGCTGCTAAAGCTGTTGGGCCCGCGCAGCGCCGGCCAGCACTCGTCGATGACCCTCGACAGGCAGGACTGCGGACGGTTCTTGCCCTCGCCGCTCGAGGCCATCGCCACGACGTAGAGGCTCGACGTCGACCGGCGGTACACCAGACGGCGCCCGGCCATGGCCGACCCAAGCGCCAGCAACGCCGCGATGGTCAGTCCAGGCTGTGGATGGTCCGCGCCACGGATCACCCACCCGCAGAACGTGTCGCACAATCCTCCGAGGGCCCTCACGTCGGCCATCATGCGCCAGCGCGCCGCGTCCTGCTCATCTGGCGTCGGTCCCTTGGGCTTCTCTTTCTCCGGCGGCATGATCTCCGGCTCGATGGCCAGCGCGTTGATCTCGTCCAGATAGTAGCCGTTGCCAGCCTCGACGATCGCCTTGTCGGCAGGGCTCCGAGGATGCAGCGCGCCAGCCTTGAGTCCGCGCTCGATGGTCCCCCTCGACTTGCGATCGCTCTCGCCCTCCCACCCGCGCGCCACGCTGTAGAGCTCGTCAGCCGCCACCGCGAACGACAGATGCCCGGCGCCGCAGATCTGACCCAACTTGAATGCCGCCCGGACCAGCGCATGGTTGCGCCCGCCTTTGCCCGTGCGCGCCACCTCGTCGACCTCCTGCCTGAGCGCAGTCTCCGCCCACGACGTCGCCGTCATGGCAAAGGTCTGGCGCGTCAACGTGATTGCATGCTGTCGTGGCCGCACGCGCTCCACGATCCACGACGGCAACGGCGCCGGGTCGATGTCGTTCGTCCAGGTGTAGCCCTTGCCCTCGACGACACTGGGATAGACCACGACATAGCCGCCCTCGCCGCGCGTGTCAGCGTCAGGGCTGATCGCGTTGGGGCTTGACTTCGCCGTGTTGGGCAGGCGCAGCCCATCCGGCAGGCGGTAGACGTAGTGCCACCCGCCGCCCCGTGTCCGTGCGATCCACGTCTCCGGCAGGCGCGGCATGATCTCCGACGACGCCGCGTCAATGTCGACGACGTACACACCGGACACCGACCCCGTCGCAATCGCCACGTTGGCGCCGGGCGTCTTCTCCCACCACGACCGGATCGTGGCATCATCCGTCGTCGCATCCTTGCACCCGGCAGACCCCGCAAAAGGGATCTTCGTGCCTGGCGAGCAAGGAAACACCGCAAGCCCGCGCTCAGCGTACCAAAGAGCCGCATCGAGGTTGGTCATCGTCATCGTTTGATCTCTCCCGTCCTGAACCCACGCAAAAAATCTTCAAAGCTACAGAGGCCAAAGGCGCCAGCGTCATAGGCGGCGCGCAAGGCAATCTCTACCTCGTCGATCGTGACCGTCGTCCGGCGCAGCGACTGCTTCTGCTTGTGCATGTGCATTCGCGCCTCGACTTCAGTTCTTGTGACACCCCAAAACTCGCGCCGCCGTCCGGTGTCGTCTGGCGCCGTGCGAGCCACCCACTTCCCAT